ACATCGTAGAATGAGCTACTCATGCCCTGAACTTGGTCTGAATAATGTTCCTGTAAAGCAGTCGCTATTGCGCAATGCCGTTGAGGACATCACCGAGAATGTAATCACAGGTAGGGACTTTGCCGAGCGGTTCGACATTGCTACACGTATGGTACAGCACGGCAAATCAGAGTTAGAACAACTAAAGCAGCGTGAAGGTAAGCCGTTTGAGTTTGGAAAGGAACTCGAAGAAGCCAAGCGTCAGTTTGAGGAATATTCCGAGGCCATGAAGGTAGAAATGGCAGAAAAGGAGAAGAAGTATGCCGAAATGGACGCAAGTGTTGACGCAGCTACTGATGTCGTTGCAGACGATGAGGATGAGGCCGCAGAAGACAAGACCAAGTTTCGTTTGCTTGATGCTGACGACCCTAAGGCAATGGAGCTGGAGTCTTTGCCGGAGAGTGAGTTGGTTCCTGTTTACCGTAATGTGCAAGCCTTTGAGGATGATGCACTGGGTTCACCTATGGCATTTACCGATGCAGAGACAGGCGAGCGCAGAACATTGGAAGGCAGACGTTGGAACTATTCTGCACCTCCAAAGGTGGAACTCACCGAGGAGCAGCAGCGCAAGCTGGACGAACTCAACAAGAATGGCTACATCATGGTTGACGGCAAAAAGAGTACAGAGTTGCAGATCAATGACGGTCTGAAATTCGTGAAGCCTAAGACCAAGGAGGCACAGTTGCAGTACTTCCTGAAGAAGAACCCCGAAGACAAGGGCTTGTGGGCAGCATACGACCCATACGACCATGCCATCGAAACACCTTTGAACACGCAGTTTGGCGAGGCATACAAGAGGCCTAACCTTGTTGTGGTACGCAGCCTCATCCCGAAATCGGAGATAGATGAGCCGTTCCACGCAGACTATGCTCTGTTGCCTACCGGTGCCCATCAGTGGAACAATGGCCGCACGCTGTATCTTTCACGCTGGAGCAAGATAGACAAGGTGCTTACCCGTGAGGAGGAAGCTAAGCTCATTGACGAGTACTGGAAGAAGCATCCGGGAAAGCGTGAGGAGCTAAAGACCCACCGTGACTACAACCGTTTTGTGCCACAAGTGCGCATAGAGTTGGAGAAGATGGGTTACCGCTTTGAACTTGATGGCAAGGAGTTGACACCGGAGGAGAGTCTTGCACTCGACAAGCAGAACTGGGAAAGCCGCGATGTTATCCCCGGACGCGAGGGACACACTCCATTCGTCAGCAACGAAGACATAGCACGCATCAATGCGAAGATGGCCGGCAAGTGGGTAGGCGAACCGAAGGAAGCAATGGAAAGTGCAATGAGCGATAGAGTGACCGAGTTGTCCGAACGTCTGCATACTCCAGTGCGCATCATACGTACAGAGGAAGAAGTGGCTGCATTACCTTCCGTGCGCCAGCGCAGAATGAAGGGTAGCTTCAATCCTATGACCGGCGAGGTGACTATTGTTGTTCCCAACAATGCTAACATGGCAGACGTTGAGAATACGTTTGTGCATGAGGTTGTGGGTCACGATGGTTTGCGCGTGCTGTTCCCTGATGAGGCTAAGCTGAACAATGCCCTTGATGAACTCTATCGTGTGTCTAAGGACGAGATATGCGGTACCATTGACCGCATGGCGCAGAAGATGTACGATGTCGAGGTGGACCGCATACGCGAGAAGAAACGCAAGGAGCATGTAGCCAATGGTGAGGATGCCAACGCTTCATACTATGCAGACATGGCAGCAGCACATGCCGAGGCTGGAAAGAAGCGTGAGCAGTTCAAGCGTGATGCAACAGAGGAATATGGTGCCGACCTTGCCGGACGTATCGGTGAGAAAGGCTTCGAGAAGATGAGTGCCGAAGAACTTACGTTCTGGGGCAAACTGAAAGCCATGCTCCAAAAGGCTCTACAAAAATTGTTGGACGGATTGAAAATCCCCGGCAAGAGGAAGTGGGGTGATAAGGACTGGGCGTTTGTTCTGCATGAGGCATACAAGCGTAAGAAGAATGGTGGTAAGCCTACCGTGTTCGATGCCGCTGATACTGAGGTTATGCGCAGGAAGACAGGTTTCGGTGATACTAAGTTCAGTGATGGAAAGCGTGAGCAACAGACTGCTAACGAACGTTTCAACAATGAACTTACACGCTATCAGAATGGCGAAATGGATAAGAACGAAATGCTACATCTTGGCAGACCACAAGGTGTAATGCGTACTTTCCTCCCAAACTTGCCTATTGTTATGCGTCAGCGTGTAATAAAGAAAGGTTCGGAGAAGAAGCATGACGTAGATGTATCTGCCATAATGAACATGCCGCAGCACTTATCTTCGCCTATATTAGTGTTCCAACGTAGCGAAGACACCATTGGCGTACTTACTGACATGAGGGACCGCAACGGCAAAAACGTATGTGTGGCTATTGAATTGAAGCGACAGATACAGCAAGGTGCGGAATATCTCGAAGTGAATGATGTGCGTTCGTTCCACGGCAGAGAATTCAAGAACATCGTAGAACCGATTGCGAATAACAAGACATTGAAGTGGGTGGATAAAGAAAAAGGACTCGCTTATCTCTCCTCAGCGTCACAACCGGTTCAGCAGGAAATAGACAAGCAAGTCCTTGATACTGCGACAAAGGTAGTCAAAGATTTTGTAAATCCCAAAGTTTCTGACGAAAATATTGCAGATGAGGGCATTATGTTCCGCGATGGTGACATGGGACTTGAAGAAACCATCACTAAGATGAAGGTTGAGGCAAGCCAAGCGAACGCCGACAACTGGCAAGCCAAGCAGGACGCAATGAGAGCCATCGGTGGCAATCTGAACAAATTGCGTCAGGCAATGGCACGTCAGAGAGAGTATGACCTATCAACCGTTAAGAGCATAACAGACCTTGCAAAGGTGTTGCTTGAAAACGGATTGCTCGATGATCTGAGCAAGTATGAGACAAAGCGCATCCTATCAGCCGTGAACAATGTACATGGCAAGCAGGACGTAAGTGATTACGTACAGAAGGTTATGGACATCATGGTTGACAACCAGCTACGCATGGGAGCTAACCAGCTGGGCAAACTCCTTTCCATTCGTGGAAGCCGCGTTGACGCACGAGGCATTGAGGTACAAGGACAGCTTGACCCGGAAGGCCAGAGTATAGCGCAGGTGGTTAGGAAAGCCACTTCCTTACCAAAGGAGAACATAGAGGAGCGCATTGCCGACTGCACCAACCGTATGGGTAGTGACGACAATGCAGTAGCCGAGGAAGCAGCCATTGAGTACAGCGGTCTGTTGCTTGCCCATCAGTTTGTAGAGGACATCACCGAAAGCAAGGCTGAGGAAAAGGCTCTCCGCGAAAGCATTAAGGAAGCCAAGGCGGACTTGGATGCAGGAACGATGGAAGCCGATGCTTACCGTGAATACGTGGAGTCAACCAACGATGCCATCCGTCAGAATAAGATAGAGCGAGCCGAAGCCTACCGCAGCATTGTGGAGCAAGTAGGCGGTGTTCTTGGTGGCAGCGTTGAGCGAGCCAAGGCATGGCGTGAGGCTGAGAAGCAGCGCGTTGAGACCATCCATCACAATGCCAACTCCGACATGACCGGCAGACCTAACGACGAGCATCACAAGGAAAGCAAGGCACAGAAGATAGCCAATAACAGTATAGTGCGCTTTGTTCTTGCACCTTTAGGCACGTTCGACCAGATGCTTAGAATGTTCGGTAAGAAAAGCGTGAACGGTGAGGGCTACTTGTGGAACCGCTATATGCGTGGATGGGTTGAGGCTACCGAAAAGGAGTACACCGGTTATCAGAACGCCTTGAAGACGCTCGACGAGAAGGTTAGCGAAGTATTCGACAAGAAGATGAAATGGGGCGACCTGTTCTCTTTGGAGCGCAACCTTCCAAAAGCGACCGTTACCTTCTGGGACGGTGGCGAGCAGAAGGCACACGAACTGACACAAGGCAACCTTCTGTATATCTACATGGTTGACAAGATGGCAGACGGCCGCATGAAGTTGCGCCGTATGGGTATCACCGAGGAAGACGTGGAGAACATAAAAGAATTTGTTGATCCTCGTTTCTTGGAACTTGCCGACTGGATGCAGGACGAGTTCCTTGTGGAAAAACGCAACGAGTACAACGAGGTGCATAAGCGCATGTTCGGTGCTTCAATGGCAGCGATTGAGAACTACTTCCCTTTGAAGATACTTGCCAATGCGAGAATTGAAGAAGTGGACGTAGCCGACGATACAACCGACACCGCATTGCCAGCGACCTCAACCGGCAGCATCATCAAGCGCAGACGCAACAATCTTGCCCTTGACGTGATGGGTGCAGACGCATTCAGCGTTATACTCGACCACATTCAGCAGATGGAACGTTGGGCATCCTTTGCAGAGTTCAACCGCGACTTGAACACCTTACTGTCATACAAGCGTTTCCGCAACCAAGTTATGAACATGACAAGTGTTTATGGTGGTGGAAAGACATTGTGGAAGAACTTCCGCAATGTGTGCAGTATGGCCGCAGGAGCCTACCGCCCACCCATTGCAGCCCTTGACAAGGCCGCTGTGAATGTGGCGAAGGGTGTAACGGCAGCCAAGGTTAGTTTCAGAGTGTTCACCGCATTGAAGCAGTTCCTCTCTATGCCAGCTTATCTTTCTGACAGCAGCCCTGTATATCTTGCAGGAAACATTGCCAATCCAATAGGAGCTTGGAAGTGGTCGATGGAAAACCTTCCACTCTTCGAGAAGCGTTGGAAGAGCCGCATGGCAGGAGACCCAAGACTGATGAAGAGCGAAATGGACTGGAAGATGTGGCAGAACCGCGCTGTTGAAATAGCCTCGCGTATCGGTATGTCTCCTAATGCCTTTGTCGATGCACTGACTGTTGCCATTGGTGCACACTCTATGTATCAGACCAAGAAGAAGAAATATCTTCGTTACGGCTATAATGAAGAGACCGCAGAGAAGCGAGCCAAGCAAGACGCTACTATTCTGTTCAACCAGACGCAGCAGTCGAGTGAAAGCGCGTTCCTATCGACGATGCAGACCGACCGTTCATGGCTGAGCGTTCTTTTCACAGTGTTCAGGAACTCGTCAATGTCGTACACACGTCAGCTGTATGATGCATTCCGTAACCTCAAATACCGTTTTGAACCCGGTTACAAAGGACTCACTGAGGAGTATCTTGCCAAGCAGATGCGCAGAGACGGCATAGACCCCGACAAGGCAGACCAGAACGCCAAGAGCGAGTATCGAAGAAGTCTGATGCGTGATATAGTCCGCGTAGGCGTGTTCGGCTATCTGTTGCAGCTTGCTTGGAACTTGGGAGCCTATCTGCCCTATCTCCTCTTAGGTGACGACAAGGACGAGAAGAGCGACATGTGGCATGACATCTTCTGCCATACCATGTTCGGCAGTATAGAAGGCTTGACTGGAGGTGACGTGATGAGTGCTGTAGGTAATGGCTTTGCTAAAGGCGAAGGTTTGAACCTATTCTCCGCTTCAAAGGATATGCCTCTTAGTTCAGACTTGCAGAACATTGTAAACAAATGGAACAAAGACAAGGTTGCCGCCATGAACGATGTGACCAACTTGATGGTTCAGTCAGGTATAGGTGTCAATCCTCAATCGCTGACAGATGCAGTGGTTGCCATCATGGACTACTGTGGTGACGACGCAAACACCTCTCGCGAGTGTGCCCTGCTTATCACGCGCATCATCAACTGCCCACAAAGTCAGATCGACAAGATTTACTTTGACGAGCTTAACGCCACGGCAGCAGAGGCGCAAGGCATGACACCGGCAGAGATAGCCGAGCGATATGCCAGATACAAGATGCACAGAGGCGCACCGTTGACCGGCTGGGCGTACACTGATGAAGCTCGTGACTCCGTAATGACAGCTCAACAGAACCGAGTGCTAACTAAAGCCAAGGAGAAGTTGAACAGCAGAATGGAGACCGAGGAAACCAAACAGTTGCTCAGTGATTACGATGCTGTTGCCAAGCAAGAGACCGCATTGTCGAAGATAAAGAAGACAGACCGTGCAGCCTACCGCGAGGGAATGAAGCAGCTACGCCAGTCGAATGACATGCGCCAGCACATGCGCTTGAAGCGATACAAGCATGACATGAATGAACTCACGTCGAAGTATCTACGCTGCAAGAGCGCAGAGGAACGAGACTCGATTGTCAGCACGATGTTCAGTACACGTGCGAAGATGCTTGAAGACATCGGCAGATTGAAGCGACAATAGTTAAACAACAAAGGACGGTGCAAGGAATTACCTTTGCATTCGCGAAGGCAGGCTGCACCTCGGCAATTGAAAGCGAGCTTTCATTGCTCTCGGTTTGCACTGCCTTTGCACGTCCCAAATTATAAAAATATGGCAAGAAGAAAATTACATAAGGCGAGTGCTGTCATGCCTCATGAAGGAATGGACAGCGTAGCTACAGCCAAGCACACGTTGGGCGGTAACCGTGCATTTGAGGTATTGTGGCAAGCCCAGCAATATTGGCTTGCTATGGATACGTTCCGCAGAGACCGTGAACGTAACAAGAACTACACCTACGGACGGCAGTGGGATGACTACGTTTGCGTGAATGGTCGGAAAATACGCGAAGAGGAACTCATCAAGAAGCAAGGTAATGTACCCTTGAAGAACAACCTCATTCGTCGTATGGTACAAGCTGTACTTGGTATATACCGCAGTCAAGCCAAAGAACCCACTTGTACGGCACGCGACCGCGACGAGCAGCGTTATGGCGAGACGATGAGTACCGTGTTGCAATGTAACATGCAGCTGAACCGCATGACGGAAATAAACGCACGATGTATGGAGGAGTTCCTTATATCGGGCTTTGTCGTGCAGCGTAAGTGGTATGGCTGGCGAGAAAACAAGCTGGACTGTTGGACCGACTATGTACAGCCCAACAACTTTTTCATCGATAACAACATGAGGGATTTCCGAGGTTGGGATTGCAGTTGTGTGGGCGAGGTGCATGACATATCGTTTGAGGAACTGTGCGGACGCTTTGCCAAGGACGGAAACGATTACAACCGTCTGGCCGAGATATACAAGTTTGCCAAAGACAAATCATATCTCAGTGCTACGTTTAATCATTTTGGCCATCCTTTGCAGGGTAACTTTGATTTTTTTGTTCCGTATGATGTGACACGTTGTCGTGTAATAGAAGTGTGGAGGAAGGAAAGCAAGCCACGTGTCCGCTGCCATGACGTAAACAACGGCGATGTGTTCAAAATTGACATTGAGGATTTCCAAGCCCTTGTAGCAGACGAAAACGACAAGCGTTTGCAAGAGGCCCGTGAGCTTGGCATGGACGAGAGTGATGTGCCCCTTATCCGTTGGGAGTGGTTTATGGATAGCTACTGGTATTATTACATGCTCACTCCGTTTGGTGACATTCTGGAAGAAGGTGAAACCCCATACGAGCACAAGAGCCATCCGTATGTGTTCAAAGCATATCCGTTCATCGACGGTGAGATACATAGTTTTGTCAGCAATGTAATAGACCAGCAGAGATACACAAACCGTTTGATTACGATGTACGACTGGATTATGCGAGCTTCGGCAAAAGGTGTGCTGTTGTTTCCGGAAGACTGTTTGCCGAAGGGAATGTCAATGGACGACGTTGCCGACGAATGGGCACGTTTCAACGGCATCATCATGATCAGGACACCGAAGGCCGGAACGCCATTGCCTCAGCAGATAGCCAACAACTGCACACAGATAGGTATCTCAGAGTTGCTGAACATGCAGTTGAAGTTCTTCGAAGACATATCCGGCGTTAACGGTGCATTGCAAGGCAAGCCCGGATATTCGGGTATGTCAGCAAGTCTCTACAACCAACAGGCACAGAACGCCTCAACGTCTCTGCTTGACTTGCTCGACACGTTCTCTTCTTTCGTAAGAGAAGGCGCGTACAAGGACGTGAAGAACATTCAGCAGTTCTACGACACGCCACGTGTATTCAATATTGCCGGAAAGAACTCTACCATTGTGGAGTACGACCCGAAGAAGATACGTGACGTAGAGTTTGACCTTTCGATTGTTGAGAGCACAGCAACCCCAGCATACCGCGCTCTAACCAACGACATGCTTATGCAGTTGTGGGATAAGAATGCTATCAGCGTGGAGCAGCTGTTGGAACACGGCGACTTTCCATTTGCCGACGAGTTGCTGCAGAGCATCAAGTCACAAAGGGAACAGCTGGAACAAGGTAAGGTGCCGGACGGTATTTCTCCGGAACTTGCGCAGCAGGTTCAGCAAAACGCAAACACATCTGCCATGCAACAGGCACAGCAGATGCTACAAGCGTCTTAATAAAACTATCAGATGGAAGCCTCGGAAACGGGGCTTCTGTCTTTTCTAAGTGTACGGTTAACAATAGGCACCCATTCAGGCATTTCCATTTCCTGGAAGCAGATATGCAGACCTATTGCACGTGTCATAAGCAAGTCGTCATGCTTGCCAGTAATAGCACCATACGCACCGTTCTGTTTTCGCTCATAGGTGTTGTATTCATCCAGACAGCGTTTGTCTCGCTCGATATATAGTCGATCGCGTACCACCTTGATGAGGGTAGAGATAATCATCGGCTTTGTTGACACATTGGTATGGAAGCCATATTTACGCGGTGCGCCCTCCCTTATTTCATCCACCGACTGCTTGCGTGCATACAAGTTCGGGTAGATGTCTGAAATCTGATTGAGTATATATTGCGACTGGTCGCCACCTTCCACCTGACGCTCCTTGTCGTGAGTCTCCAACGTGTTAGACTCAATGACCAGAAGAGAATTGTCGTAGAACGCCGCTATCTGTGCTGCACGCCAAGCGAGTTGGTCAATGTCGCAATGTCCGTACCACTGAGCCACCACAGACGGCGGCTCGCTACCATCAATCATACTAAGCCTGTCGAATACCACGATAACAGACCAGTCAGCTTTATTGGAACGTCCACCCACATCGACAACGGTAAGATAACGGTTGACAACTTCGTAGCCTTCGAATGTTTCCGGCATTGCCCATATAGAAAGTAATCCTTGCCTGTCTGCACGGAAACGGAGATTGGAAAGTGCATCCTCTCCTTCGTCTCCATCAGCATATACCTCACCGATATATTGAGGCTGCTTGCAGAACCGCTCGAACTTCTTGACACGGTATTTGTCGAACACCATAGAACCAGAATGAACGAAAGCCTCTACATCATCAGAAGGGAACTCGGAAGCCATTACAGCAAAGTCGTCCTTACCTGCACGTTCTTCTATATACCAGTTGATGGCCTCCAGTGTAGCCCCTTTCTCCCATAACGACCAAAGGTAGCGTCCGGACTCCTCACGATTGGACGGCACATAGGCATTCTCTCTGTTTTCGTACAGCCATTGTGCAAATTCACGCATTTCGTCAGCCGAAGCAAACTGCTTGGAATACTGCTCAATCTGAAACCACGGAATAAAAAGAGCTTCATATTGTGATTTGATTGTAGGATCAGCAGCTGCCGTATATTCTGTGTGGAAGAAATTTCCAGTTCCATTCGGTGTACTCTCCATTACGATCATCGTGAATGGTTCCAAAAGAATACCGGAACATGCCGAACGCACGATGTCCTGCGGTGACTTACCTTCTGTCTTTTGCCACAAACCGACCTCTGACAAATGCACAAGAGAATAGGCACCGCCACGACATCCATTAGGACGCTCAGCAGTGCCAACCTTAATCTTGCAATTGCGTTGTGGTACGCGATGAGTGGAGCCAGACTTACCTACACCAACCAACTTCGGCTCGTTCTCGGAATATGCCTCACCCAGTTTGTGCAGGAACTCTACCGGGTACCTGTCAATCATGAGGTCAAACATATCCTTGATTTCGTCAGAAGCCGCTCCTTGATGTGCAATGATGAGTGAGTTTAGTCCCTTTCGATGATTGAACTGAAGCCATGCCATGTAGAGCTGTGTTGTAGTAGAACCACCCCACTGTCGAGCCTTCAACAATATTAGTCGTATAGGAAGACGAGCTTTTCTCTTCGCCTCGAAACGAGACACCAAAATACGCTGCGGATAGTAAAGTCGGAACAGCACGTCCTTACCAGCCTTCTTGTTGTGGATATAGACGAGCGTAGCCGCCCAGAAAGGGAAGTCGTGTTTGAAGCGTAGTCGTATGAGCTTACGCGAGACCTTTATGTAATCATCATCGTTAGGCTCAACATGGAGAACAGACGAAAGAAACTTGTCGATAGACCCAGCCTTGACAAGTTTCTTCACCATTTGTATTTTCATCATCTCTACAGGGAGCCATTGGACGGGTATGGCAAAGTCGGAGATACACACTCGCACACGTTCTCCTATGGACCCTTCACCCGTGACCGGGTCGAAGTGAGCGAACATCACCTCATTTCGCCGGTCGTTTTCAGCGAGTAAGCGTGCAATCTCTGTATCTATCATATTGGTTGTCATACCATCCATTCTTTATTCGGTAAATAAATTCGCCCACTGTACGAGGCGTGAGATAGAATTTCGGTGCAGGTTGATTTACTATTTTCGTCACAAGTTCGTACACCGATTTGTCGGGCTGTTTCTCACGTAGTATAACGAACCTTCGGTAAATCTCCTCAAACATTTCACGCTTGTTGCTCCTCATCCTTGGCATCGGTTTTCCTGCTGCCATTGCTGAAATGACAATAGCAGCCCTCTCCTCGCTCACCCAAAAGCGAGAAGCCGGAGACTGAGCGACAAGTTCGAAGATAACCGGCATCACGATGATGGAAGCCTCTGCGAGTTTCTCCCGATAAGCCCTCATGAGGTCGTTATTACGTTCGCGTGTAAATTCAAGAATGCTGCCAAAGTATTTCATAAAATAGCCCGATTGTTTCTTCAAATTTACAGAAACGAGGTCACAAAAGTTAAAAGTCAGTCCACATCTTATATAGGTATTTTTGCAAATGAATATGACACATTCTAAAGATTTTGAAGATAATGGCTGATAACAACGGAGTTAAGAGCAGACGCGACCAACAGTTGGAACGGCTGCGAAAGAAATATCCCGACAAGAAGTTCGAGGATGATGAGGAGATTTACGGTCAGATTTCCGACGATTACGACCAATACGAGCAGGACCTTAGCGGCTACAAGGACAGGGAAAAGGCCATGTCCGACATGTTTGCCGCTGACCCAAGGAGTGCACAGTTCCTTGCTGACATGCACAATGGCAACGACCCATACGTCGGGCTTGTAAAAAACTTCGGCATAGAAATACAGGACGTACTTGACGATCCTGAAATGCAGGAGAAGATAGCCGAGGCCAACAAGGACTATGTGGAGCGTGTAGCCAAGTCAAGACAGCTTGACGAGGAATATGAGAAGAACATGGACGCAAGTCTTGAAACCCTTCGTCAGTTCCAAGAAGAGCGTGGCATGAGCGACGAACAGATTGACGCTGTAGTGGATGCCGTTTTGACCGTGGTTCGTGACGGTGTTATGGGCAAGTTCTCGAAAGAGACTCTTGCAATGTTCGTGAATGCCATCAACCATGACAGTGATGTAGCCTCAGCAAGTGAAGAGGGACGTGTCGCCGGACGCAACGACAAGATTGTGGAAGGCTTGCGCAAGCGAGACAAAGGCGACGGCACTGCACCACTGAACGGCAAGAATGGCGGTGCGCCCAAGAATAAGAGAAACATGGACATCTTCGACTTTGCAAATGCTGCAAAATAATACGTCATGAGCATTAGTGTAGAATTTCCAAATACAAAGCCACGTGAACCCTCACAAGGAAGTGCAGGATTGCGGACACATATCGGTGGTGCCTGTACAACTGTAAGTGCGTTAATGGAAGCAAGCAAAGCTATACATAACGAAGGCTTTGTGAAGAAAAGCATTGTCAAGGTACCGGCAAAAACGAAACATAACAATAACAAATAAAAACAAATTAAAATGAGCGTAGAAGTAACAACTACCCAGCAACAGAACTCTGGCAGTGCAAACACGCCAGATAGTCCTGAACTTACTCCAAGTGCTGGTTCCGCTGGTCTTCAGACACAGTTAGGTGGTGCGCCTACTACCGTCAGTGGAGTAGAGAACGCATCAGGAGGTATGGGCGAACTTGTAATGCCCGAAGTTGACAAACGAATTTTCATGTTTGAACGTGATCAGAACTCTTTGATGCAGCTTATGCTGATGGCAAAGTCCGTGAACGTTCATAGCATGGAAGTAAAACACTATGCAATTGACCAAGGCACACCAATCGTTACGGTCGCATCTGTCAACGGCAACACTATCACGTTAGTCAATGCCGACCAGAAGAAAGTTCGAGCATACGACACTCTTATGGTCAAGGGAGTCAAAGGCTACGACTTTATCGGTGGTACCAATGTCAAGAGCCGTCGTCCCCTCCAGCTCTTTGTAAAGAGCGTGAACAACGACGACACCATCACCTGTATAGCAACCAACGGTGTTAAGCAGGCTGCGACAGACCAGTATGGCAGTCTTCCAACAGCAACCTCTCCAACAGCAAGCAACACCAATATCATAGCAGCAGGTACGAAGTTAGTACGTATGGCTAATGCCATGTATGAGACTCAGAAGTGGGTTGACCCAAATACTGTCATTCCTTCTCCAGACGACTTGTACTTGCAGAAGCGTGGTATGACAAGCATCGTATCAAAGTATCTTGCCGACCAGAACATGGAGATACCTTACGATGAGGCTGTCAAGGCAGAGGCCCAGTTGCGTGAGTTCAAGGCTGCCGGCAACCGTACGCTTCTCATTTCTCAGCAGAACAAGATGCTTGTACGTTCGAGCATGGGTGACGACCAGTGGGACTATACAACCAATGGTGTTCGTTGGCAGGTGAAGCGTGAGGTGAAGCATCGTGGCAAGTGGACATTTGAGGATGTAATGTCTCTCATCAAGCTGTATTACGGTGGTGCAGACAAGCCTAAGTCCGGTCTCTTCCTCGTTGGTAACAACCTTGGCCAGAGTTTGCAGCTCATTGACTGGAGCAAGCACCCAGAGGTTACGATGGAGCCTTTCACCAATGAGAGACTTGGTTGGAAGGTGACACGTCTGTACTGCATCTTCGGTGAGCTTCAGATTAAGATTGAGCCTACGTTCAATGATTGCGGCTACGAGAACAGCGGTATCATTGTGGGCGAAGACCGTTTGGTACACTATGTACGTCGCGGCGAGAGCAGCTACACAGAGGACGTTGAAGGTGAGGAGGCAACACGCAATGGCGTTCTCGTCAGTGACGCTCTTGGTTTGAAGGGCAACTGTCATATCTGGGTTGATGGTGACGATGACGATGACGACACCGCTCCTGCAGCTGACGAGTTCCGCTTGTGGAGTAGTGACACAGCTCCGACCGAAGCCGATCTCGAAGATGGCGTAATTTACGTTTTCGCTTATGGCATGAACATCAAGTCAGGCACTGCCACTATTACAGTGAGTGCAGGTGACGCATTCAAGTACAATGCGACAGGCGAGAACGAGAAGAAGTGGGTTCGTTTCTACGGTCCTATTTCAGCTGAGTAACTTTTTTGTCAACGCTAATTATGGGGGTGGATGCGCTTTAAGTCAATCCGTCCCCATTTTTAATAAAACAATATAACATGGAAATTAAAACATACGGAGTATATGGTCTCACGGAATGGCACGGTAAAGTTAAGGCCGGCACCCTTGAGGCGAACTTGTCGTTCGTTGGTGGCACGTCTTCTCCAAGTGGTTCACAACCTGCATACATGGTGACCAAAGACCCAATTACACAGTTTGTAATTGAGAACTCAAAGGAATACAAGAGTGGTTTTATCAGTCTCGTAATGCGTCAAGTACTGCCCGGTACCCACATGCGAATTGCTACCCATAAGCCTGTTCCTGACAGTGACGAACAGGCAAATGAGCATTTGTCAGAAGAAACTAAGACAGAAACAGTAAAGCCGACAGGTGATGTAGAAATGCCTACACAAGAGACTGGCATCGAGCAGAACGAACGTGGTCTCACTGAAGTTGAGTTCAGTACCAACCAAGAAGCCAAGGACTATCTCGCGAATACCTTTGGTGTGAAGAGTGGTACGATGAGAACTCGTGCAGAAATTATAGCTGTAGGTGAAACCTATGGCGTTAAAATCATTTTTGTAACCGAGTAATCACAGCGACGGTATGGTGTACAAAATCGAAGTCGTGGAGCGTGACGTGCGCATTGCCATTGACGAAAACAAGACAAGCGATCAGCTCATCAGCGATGAGGACATTGACACCTTATCGTTGAATGCCATCATCCGCTCAAAGATAGTTGAAGCCGTTCGGCGTGTAGAGTCGTCCGCTCCCGTTCACTACTTGGAAGAAGGTCACGTGTTTGGCGATGCCATCTACTGGGAGAACAACGGAAGCGGTTGGACTCTGCTGCCCGATGATTTCATGCGTCTTGTAGCCTTTCGCATGAGCGACTGGGAACGCACCTGCTATATGGCCATATCAGCAGACGACCCATTGTATGATTTGCAATCGTCAAGATACAAGGGTATTCGCGGCAATGTCCAAAAGCCGGTGTGTGCCGTAGTGAACCGTGCCGAGGGCAAGGTGTTGGAGTTCTACAGTTGCAACAGTGAAGAAGCCTACGTGAAACGTGCCTCATACATTCCTTATCCGAGCATAGACGAGGAGGACGGCATAGACATCAGCGAGCGTTGTTACACAGCCGTGGTCTATACTACGGCTGCATTAGTATTAACCGCCTATGGTGCGAGCGAGCAAGCTGCCGCAATGAACACCTTGGCAAAAAGCATTTTTGAATAATGAGTTCAATACCAACAAAACAGATAGATGGTGACGTTGCGGTTAGTCGTGACGTTAACATCGGCGGCAAGGCCACCATACGCGGTTCGGCAAAGGTCGGCCACAATCTGACCGTTGACGGCTGGCTTGAAGCCAAGAACATAAAAGGCCCGAACAAAGGCCTGTTCAAAACGGCGGCACAGCTACGCGAGGCTTACCCTAATCCTCATGAAGGATGGTGGGCGTTGGTGACCGTAGAAGGCAGTGCAGCGTCAGATCATCTTGGCCAGCTCTATGTAGCTGACGGTGGTACATGGGTAGCGCAAGTTGACAGCAACGGTAATCCGCTGCTGAAGGGTAATCCTACGGTTGATAGCACCGAGTACATGGAAGCCGTGGAGGGAATGACAGCCGACCTCGAAGCCGTGAAGGTGGACGTTAACCAGAACAAGGAAGACGTGCGCAGCCTACGTTCTACACAGACCACGCAAGGCGAGAGCATCAACACCCTCAACACAAAGATGGGCACAGCTCAGAGCGACATCAACACACTGAAGAAGACTGTAAGCGACAACAAGACTGAACTTGCGAGCAGCATCAGCGGTGTACAGAAAGACCTCACATCATTCAAGAACACCAAAGGACAGCCCAACGGACTTGCGCCGTTGGACGAACAGAACCAGATACCTTCGCAGTATCTTCCCGACTATGTGGACGATGTGCTTGAGTTCAACGGCAGCTTCAATGACATTACTTCGCAGATGATGTCGTTAAACAAGTACTCAACGGACGAGAACTGTAGCGTTGTTTTCAGCAGAGACGCTGGTGCTTTTGTGCTGAAATACACGCAGCCATCGAAAACGGAAGGTGACTTGCGCCCGACCATCACTTACTACAACAACTGGATAGACGGTGATCTTTACGGTGAGGGCACTATGAAAGGCCGTGTGCCACACAGCGGCAAGATTTACATAGACGTTACAGCCAACAAGACTTATCGTTGGGGAGGCAGCACGCTTGTTGCAATAGGTTCGGACTTGGCATTGGGCCATACCAGTGGCACTGCATATCCCGGTGACGAGGGAGCCGAGCTAAATAGCACACTCCAGACAGCGAACATACGCATTGAGGGTATAAACATTCTTCGCTTTGATGGAGTGTGGGACGGTACCGGCAAGGCACCGAGTCGTGGTTTGTGGTATGCTCCAAGTTTGGACTACGAAGGAGAGTGGTGCTTCCGTAAGTTCGGAGGTGTTAGTACAGAGACATACGGTTATCCGGAAGAAATGTATAACACCGACAGCGTAGGACGTGCGGACCATATCTATTGTTGTGCAGACGAGTTGTTCCGTATCGTTGACAAGAAGATGCAGAGGATTGGCGGCAGCGGCAGCTCTGCCAGCATTTACAACCCGACGGTGGAGCAGGGAGGACACTACTATGTGTTGTGTGATACCGACGATACGGCCAATTCAGCTGTTCACGCAGCGAAGGAAAATGGCAAGGCTGCAGTAGGCCTGATGATAACCTTCGCATTGAAGAAAGGCACTTGGAAGACTTACCAGTATATCGGAGCCAATACGGATGATAATAACTGGTACGACACAGAGAACTGGAAAGACTTCGGTTCGATGGTGCAGGGTTCAGAGTCGATGATAGACATTGACATCATAGCCCCTCTACCTACAGGCTTCTACACCCTTGGCACCGCACTTGCAGCTCTGAAAACCTATCAAGAGACAACAAGTGTGAACTATCAGAAGCGCGGTTTGGTGATAAGCTACACGACGGAAGCCAATAAGGTAGAGACCAAACAGTATCAGGGCGACTCCATTGCGGACTTCTACGAGGCCGGGCTTTGGCAGGACTTCGGCGGCGGCAGCAAACTTGTGGCGAACGACACGATGGAAGACAATGGCAAAGACGCTTTCTCTACAGGAGGAGCGTATAAGGTCGTACCTACGGAGATAGAGGCTACAGAGGAAGAAGGCAGCGTATCACTGAAGCTAAAAAACAAGGCTGGCGACACCCTGTCTGAAGCCCAGTTCAGTGTGGGCACCGGTACTGGAGGTGGCGGTGGAACTACACTTGCCATCAACTTTGAAAACGACCCCTTCTATGTCCGTGCAGGAGGCACAGCCATACTGAAAGCCGCCATCCGCAGTGTGACCCAGCTATCCGATGGATCATCGCAGGACAACAAGATACAGAGTGTGGTGTTTATCAATCGCACGACCAAGACCACTGTAGCCTCATTCAAGCCCAATCAAGCAAGCAGTTCGTCGTTAAAGTCGTACACCTTCGAGTTTGACCTAAGCACCATTGCGGCCAGTGCTGGCAGCGTAGAGCTGCAAGCCGTAGCCACCGATGCCACCGGCAAGACAGCCACGAGAAACGTGGAAATGATTGCCGTTGATGTGACCGTAGAGAGCAGCCAGACACTGAGCTATACGAAGAGCACCACATTGCAGGTTGGCGGTCAGAAGGTAAGCATCCCTATGTATCGTTTCCCAAACAATGCCTCAGACAAGGGTATCCAGACGAAGATAGAGATATACCGCAACGGTGTTTGGGAGACGCTGGAGAGTGTATTGGTTAAGGACACCTATACCCATAATGTGACCATCGACCCACAAGGCATGGGACACGGCGCATATCCTCTTCGCATACAAGGACAAGACGTAGCATCAGGACTGCAAGGTAACACGCTGCATACCGCAGTCATGGTGATAGAGCAGCGTGAGAGCGTGAGCGACTACACGAAGCCCATCATTGTGGCACGATGGTATGACGACAGCGACGGCAAGACAAAACTCTTCAAGACCGTCAGCTTTGACATAGCCTGTTATCAGCGAGACAACGCCAACCCGAATGTAGAGGTGAAGGTGAAGAACGAGACCACTGACGAGACAGAAACGATTGCCAACAAGGTTATGAACCGCAGCAGTTACTACACGATAGAGAAACGCATTGTGGGTTATAACGACGGCGACACATTGATCTTCGATGCAACATGTGGCGAGGTACGTCTGGCGGAGCAACTAAAAGTTGTCATTGACGGCAGCATGCTTGCCATCAGCGAGACCGAGGGCGCATACTACAAATTGAGCTTTGCCGGCAGAAGTAACGACGACATCGACAAGAGCATCAAGGCCACCTGTGCTGACGGCAGCATTGTGGAAGTGAAGGTAAACGGCAGTAACTGGTCGAGCAACGGTTTTGTTGCCGACAACTTCGGTACGGAGAAAGCAGACGGCAGAATGGCACTACGTGTGGCTGAGAATGTGACGGCAGCATGTAGCGACACACCATTGGCAAGCAAGGACATACCCACCAACGGTATGGCACTAAGCTTTACATTCAAGGTTAAGAACATTGCCAAACGTAATGCAAAGATTATGTGGTGTATGGGCGAGCGATTGGGTTTTGTGCTTACTGGAGAGAAATTCATTGTGACCACCGCAGGTGATAGCGATGAGGCTTTGAAAGACGTTCAGACAACCGCCGCCACCTCCTACCTTGACGACACCGTATATCGCATAGACATTGTGATAGAGCCACAAGCCAGAGCACCCTATAGCGGTGTGATGCTGTGCAAGGTGTTCCAGAACGGCGATGCAGCAGCTTGTGTTCCCATCAGCACAGTCAGCGGCTTCCCCAACATTGCGGACATGATACACTACGACGGTACAGATGCTGACCTTTACCTGTATGAGGTAGTGCGATGGAATACCTACTATGACTTTATTCAAGCATTCAACAACTACATCGTGAACCTCACAGACACGACTGCCATGCTGACCGAGTATGAGCAGAACCAAGTTATGAGCGATGTTACAGCTGAGGGCACGACGAAACCACGCCCCGATATGCAAAAGTTGTTAGACCGCGGTATCATGGTTGTGGCAATGACGCGCACTTCGGACAAGAACCTTAGCAAAGACGGTGGCGCGGTAACGGACAGCGAGATATATTATCCTGACTACATCGAAGGTTTGAGGGACAAAAAAACGTCCGTTTTGATGGACTGGTATATTTATTTCCCCGACCGTCCGTGGGCAAACTGCGTTATTGAAGCCATCCCGACGACAAACCAAGGAACTTCGACACTTGCCTACGGTGTCAAGAATAAGAAGGGCAAGGGTAAGAAGGCGAAGAGGATTAGAATGCTCTACACAAGAGAGCAGATTAGTGAGATGTACAATGGTGATGAGACTATTCTTGCCAAGTATGACGACGCAGCAGCTCTTGCGAAGAAAAAGAAGATCCGCGTGAAGGAAGGCAGTACGCCTATACAGAACATTACCATCAAGGTTGACTACTCGGACTCTGCCGGTGCCAACAACTGTGCCATGATGGAGCTTATGAACGACACGCAGATAGCCCTTGGCAGTGACTATATGACCCCTGCACAGCGACACAACACCGACAAGAGCGAAGAACTGCATACGAGCATTGACGGTGTGACGTGTGCCCTCTTCCGTACCGACTACCGCATAGGTCAAGACAAGGGGACACAGGCCGCTACACTTCCTGAGAACGCCTACTTCCACTCGAAGGCAAACTTCAATGCCGACAAGGGTAATCCCCACTTCTTCGGTTTTGAGGACGTTAAGGGATATAATTACGGTTGCGTGAACTATGGCGACTTCAAGGAAATGGTAGCTCCGAGAGATACCACCATTGATACCTATAAGGCCAGTGTTCTTTCAGACACAAGCTCATTGATACCGGGCACGCTGTATATGCTGAGTGAGTTCTGTGGTCCGGAAACACGCTTCATTGAGAACGATGGTACCGGAACCATGACAGAGATAGGTGAGGTGGCCGTGGAAGACAGTCATGTGCTTGACAAGACCCTCTCCGAGGTACAGGCAGACAACGTCAAGAACTACGACTGGGGAACAGCCTACAAGACATCTGACGGAAAGTATGTGCAGTATAAAGGAGGAGCATGGAAGGACACCACAGGCACCATGACTTATGACAATGCCACTAATAAATGGAGCGTGCAAGGCCGCGTGCTGAACCCTGTGGAGTGCTACGAATACAGACAGTATCAAGAGTTCTGTTGGCAGCAGGGCGTGAACAGCGTGGACGATATGCTAAAGACGCTGCACACCGACGATGGCGATGTTCCAGTGTGGAGCACATATTACGAAATGCGCTACCCTGACGACGACGACTTGAACGCCCTGTATGCGTCGGGCAAGAAAGTTCCGTACCAGCTGTATAGAGAGTTGGCCTTCTGTCAGCAGTGTAACCAGAACTTGACCGACAATGCCGAGGAGAACGCCGCCAAGAACCCCGATGGCAGCGAGAAGGTGTTCAACGGTGCCGGTGCGAGCACAACCATTACCCTTGGCGGCAAGACCGTAGCCGGCACCAAGGAGAACCGCAGGAAGAAATGGCAGCAGGAGATGCACAAGTATTTCTCGCCCCATTCAACTCACTGCTATGTTGTAGCGAGCGATTATAAAGCCACCGTGGACCAGCGAGCCAAGAACATGATGATTGCTGTTTACTTGGAGACCGACGGTAGCATGCGCTACTACTTCAACCATTGGTATGACGGAGACTCATGTGACGAGGCAGACAACGACTGCTACCTGACCATTCCTTGGGATATGGACGGAGCAGCGAGCCATCTGTATCAAGGATGGGACGGTGTAATGTTCCAACAGAGTTATGCCTTGTTTGACAGAGGCGAAGGCGTATGGCTTAATGATGCAGGTACGGAGACACTGACCCTTCATGACACGGCGGCAAAGATGCGTGCCACGAAGACCAAGACCGGCCTTGAAATCTTCTCGACCGACGGCTGCTACCGCTACTGGATGACAGACCGAATCTTGAAATGGCCAAAGGTGGTAAGTTCGTTTGACGGAGAGCGTAAATATATTGAAACCGCTACCGCTGCTGACAACCACTACCCAGCCTTGCATGGTCTGCGACTGGAGAGTCTGCCAGCCTTCCAGCGCAAGCGTTTCGCATACAGAGACGGCTACTTCCAGACTGGTGATCTGTTCCGTCATTTCTTCCAAGACCGTGTAATGGGACCCATCACGGTGAAGATAACGGCAGCGCAGGACGGCTACTTCGCCATGGGCGTGGACTCTACCTCATCTGCAAAGTACAGTTGCTATCTAAAGGAAGGCGAGAGTCACACCTTTACTGAAACGGCAGCAGGAGAAGGCGGCAAGCTCATCTACATCTTCGGTGCAGACAAGATAAGCGAGCTTGACATCAGCGGCTGTTCTCCTAAGAATTCAAACTGGATGCTTAGCGAGTGCACCTTACTGCGCAAGCTCGTCATTGGCGGTGAAGGATATACTCCAGCCTATACCACCGACATACTGAGCACGCTGAACTTAGGGCAGATGCCTTTCTTGGAGGAACTTGACATCAGGAACACGATGATAACCGACGTGAATGCCTCGCTGTGTCCTCGCCTAAGAAAGGTGTTGGCAGAAGGCAGTCTGTTGAAGAACATCACACTGGCAGAGAGTTCACCAATAGACACGCTGCACCTTCCCGGTACTATGACGACTCTGTACTTCAAGAACCTTCCTAATCTGACCTATCCCGGTGGTTTGACCATTGACGGAATGGCTAAGGTGACGAAGCTGTTTTTGGACAGAAGCCCGAAGATAGATGCCATGACGCTGCTGCGAGAGGTAACCACGGCCAGTGCGCTGAAGAGTGTACGCATAGCCGGCCTTGCTGCTACGGAAAGCGTTGAGCTGCTGCGAGCCATCAAGAACCATGGAGCCGTAGGCATAGACGCAAACGGAGCAGACTATGACGAGAGCGGCCAGTGTAGCGGACTGATAGGCAGATGGATCCTGACCCTACTTTCAGAGGAGAGTGAGATTGCGGAGCTGAAGCGTTACTTCCCGAACCTTGAAGTTATAAACTCGCAATTCTCTGTCATAAAGATAGACGATGTGGTGAGCGGTGATTTCTGCGAGAAGTACAGCAACCCCGAGAACCAGACTGGAGCTGATTACGATAAGACCTTTGTGGCAAGCGGCCATACGCTTAAGATATTGCAGGACACCCATGCTTACAAGTGTACGTACAACTCCAAGCTGAAACAGATGGAGGGTGTGCAATTGAGCGATGCAGACTTCAATAAACTTGCCAATGGTGAGAATTTCGATGTGGGCGACAGCGCAGGTGAAGGCTTTGACATCTTCCACCACTTGCCTCATTTTTGGTACAAGGGCGTGAACGACTACAAGAACCAAGCAAAGTATATCATTCACTCAATTACAGATAATGAGCCATTATCGACTGTAAACAACCGCAAGGAGGCATTGCTTTCAGAGCTGCTCTATGCAGAAAATACAGGCGTGTATGCAGATGAGGCAACAGTTGGCGAGACAGTTGGCGATAATATTATTGCCACAGCAGCCAATGCGAATGCCTACCGTATGGACGTTGAGGGCATGAAGCAGGTAAGATGGCCGGGACTTAACCACGCTCGTCTTGGTGCCGTCTTTACGGATGCAAACGGCAAGATAGTGGGCAAGTTCATTATGATGGTGAGTCACGCTTACTTCGACTTCTCAATCGGTAACTATGTGTTCTGCGATGTGCCAAACGGTGCTAAGTGGATATACTTCACTTCGTATCGTGACATTGGCGACATAAAGTGTCTTGCTGTTGACAGCGAGCATATAGAGGCAATAGAACCAGAATGGACTGAGCACACCGTTGGTGAGTTCGACAGTCTTGTGGGAACATACCCCATCACTATTGACGGACTGAAACGACCTCGAAGCATATCGGGTGCAGTACGTTCAAAGAAAGGTGACGGCACTTCACAGACCTCGTCAGAATGGGCATACGACACGGACGGTAACCCGACCGAAATGCCGACCGGGACAATGCACTACACTGACAAGGATTTCCAGAACAGTGCGCACATGCGCGGAGAGGGCTACCAACTCCAAGACTATGAGCAGCACAAGGAAATCAGCAACCTATGGTGGGCGACCCATGGAACGACCAATGAGCAGTCTGTTGTTGGCAATGGTGCACATGACAGTACGCTGAACAGCCAAGACAAGATAGGTATGGCAGACACCTCGTATGTAGGAAACTCCATGAACTCAATCATGGGACTCAAGCACTATGTGGGCTGTGACAGTGAATGGATGGACTATATTGCAGGAAATGTGAAGAGCTACGAGACGTTCTACAAGAACCGTTGCGTGGAGCCCAACGATGATCCTGTAGATTATGTGTTCCACATCTACGACCCAGTGAAGAAGACGGAGCGAACTGTGCAGAGTGTGAACAGCGGAGGTAACTGCGTTGTGAGAGTGGTGCATGGTGCCAAGTGTGACATCTTGCCGAGCAAGGTGCATCAGACTGACACCAGCAAATACACCACACACTATGCAGCCGGAGTATGGTTCCCGAGCAGTAGAGGCCGCTGTGTTCTGCGGTCTGGCTACAACTCGTTTGCGCACAGCGGTCTCGCTTGTGCGTTCGCGTACTTCGCTTCTTCGGGCTCGAGCGCGGTCTACGGTGGTCGGCTCGCCTTCCGCGGAAAATTCGTAATAGTCGGATAAGCGGCAAGCGAAGCCACGAAAAAAGCGTCAGAGGGAGAGCCGCCACAAGCGGCTGCTCCCTCTCGTCGTTTGCGGTCGGTGTAGAAAAAGGTAACTATCTGCGCGTAGCGCAGCGAATTTTACAACTGAGAATGAAGGTATTTTTAATTATTTATGTTAATTTTGCACTGCCCTATCGCTAAGGGCAGGCGGAAAATCCCACGCGCCGCTGTGTTCTGCGGTCTGGCAACAACTCGAATGCGAACAGCGGTCTCGCTTATGCGAACGCGAACAACGCTTCTTCGAACTCGAACACGAACTACGGTGGTCGGCTCAAATTCTAAGGTTAACAATAATCGGAGGCCTCTGACGTGGCACGGGATTGTCACAACCACACTCCGAGGGGTTAGAGCCTCGGCAAAAGCATAACTAAAATATGGAAAGCCGGAACACGACATTAACCACATGTGGGGAGTGCGTCAACTCCCCACAGGACAGGAAGGCTGTCAATCAACTGGAAGACTTATTAGGACAGGTAGAAGCACCAACTTCTATCTGTTTTCCTTTATATAACCTCATCCCGGAAATCATTTCGGACGAAAACATGGAACGCTCGTTCAAGCGTGTCATGTCGAACCTTCATAACGCCGACACGCGAAGCGGAATAAAATGGAGGGAGAAGGTAGTTATAGATGGTGTGGAATGTACTCCACGCATGGTGCGCTATATGAAGCGCAAGAAAGAAATTATTGCCGAGTTGAAAGAACAAATAGGCAATGGCACATTTCGTGTTGAGCGTCTGTCTTCGTTTGAGGTGGACGATGGTCCGAAGAGAAGAATGGTTCAAGCGCCTCCTGTTGTGAAACGTATAGGCTGCAATGCCATCATGGAGATTGTGGAAAAACACCTTTCGCCATTGCTAATAGAAAACACGGCAGCTTCGATAGAAGGACGCGGCCCACACGGACTATTCCACAAGATGCAGGAAGTTAGAGCCGAGAACCCCGACCTTATATATTATTATCAAAGCGACTATAAAGGATATTATGACCACATACTGCACGACAAGATGATTGACATCATCAAGCAGTATATAGCCGACCCGATATTACTCCCCATACTAATAGACTTCGTTAAGGTATTGCACCCGGATGGCAACGAAGGCATCAGCAAGGGACTACGCTCCTCGCAGTTTTTCGGCAACCTGTATCACAATGACATTGACCATGCCATGATAGAGGAGTGTGGAAAGGATAATTACAACCGCTTTTGTGACGACATATACATACTTGGAGACGACAAAAAAGAGTTGTGGAAACACAGGGATACACTGCACAGGCTAAGTAAACCCTACAATCTGATAATCAAGCCGAGCGAGAAGGTAGCTCCAGTGAGCGCAGGAATGGATGCACTGGGGTATATTGATTATGGTGACCACTCACGAATACGCAAGCGCACAAAGGTGAACGCTGCGAGGAAACTCGCCAAGATAAAGTCGAGAAAGCGAAGGCAACAAATTATAGGCTCGTTCAAAGGAATGGCATGTCATGCGGACTGCCAGCATTTATATTATACATTAACAGGTAAAAACATGAAGAAATTTTCAGAAATGGGCGTGACCTATACCCCTGCAGACGTCAAGAAGCGTTTTCCGGGCAAGGTTACACGCTTGGGAGACATCGTGAACATCCCGGTAGAAATTCACGACTACGAGACACTGGACACGAAGTTTGGCGAAGACCGCTACTTAGTGTCGTTCAAGAACCCTGCGACACAGGAATGGGGCAAGTTCTTCACCGCTTCGGACGAGATGAAAGGCATCCTTGACCAGATAAGCGACATCGAGGATGGCTTTCCGTTTGAGACCGTCATCAAGTGCGAACAGTTTGACGGCAGCAAGCGAAAGTATAACTTCACATAAAGCGACTCACTAAAGATAAAAGCGTGAATTGGGCTGCATACAATATCTTTGCCTCAACAAAATCATAGCGACAATGGAAAAGATATACGGCACAACCAAACGTCAGGACGGACTGCAACGAGTAGGCAAGAATAAATGGCTGCTCTATTTCGGTCTGTATGAAACAGGGAGCGGTACATACGAATACCGCCATACGTTCACGCACAAGCCCACGCTTGACGAGATAAAGAAACTTGTTTGGGCTACGATAGACGCAGAGACCAAAGACAAGATTGTTAATCAGTTTGAGTATGAGGGCATCAAGGTTTGGCTCACAGACGAGAAGCAGCGTAACTTTGCCTCTATTGAGAACAACGAAAGTGTTACATTCCCACTTACGTTGAAGCTCAACGAGAAAGCTGACGCTACACCAATCTATCATACCTTCCAGACGCGAGACGAGTTCAAGAAGTTCAGCGAGGCCGCTGCATGTTTCATTCTTGAAACCATCAGGAACGGATGGAAGGAGAAGGACAATGTAGATTGGGATGTGTTTGACATGTAATCACAACATTATCAATAAGAGGAACAGGAGAAATCTTGCTCCTCTTTTTTTGTGCTACAATAGTTAAAACGACGTTCACCGGTTAAGTCGCTAAATTTGCCAAGAACATAAAATCATAATGGCAATGAAAAAGATTATTACATGGTTAAAATCCAGCAACCGCGGCAGACATATCGTAGGCGGCGTTCTCATCGGCTTGGGAGCTGATGATACCTACTGTGCGCTGTATGCCGGAGCTGGTGTAGCCGGAGCCTTGGAACTTAAAGACAAGTTGTATGGCGGCAAATGGGATTGGTTTGACATCGGTTGTACGATGGCCGGAGTAGTTGTAGGACGCTTGATAAGAGTAACACTGACAGGGAAATGAACGATGTAAGTCAAATTACGCAGGTGGCTAAAGGTATTAGCGACTATGGCATGATGGCAATAACAGCAGCCTTATTCCTTCTCCTTTCCGCAGCTATGATGGTGGCCCTCTTCCGTTGGTTCAAGAGCATCATCGAACAGATGATGCAAGACCAGAAGGACAGTATGCACAACCTTGCCGAAGAGACACGTAAGCAGAACGACATGCTGCAAGACATATCAGAGGGTCTTCGCCCGGAGACATTGTTACGCATCCGCAACCTTACAGGTTTTGCTTTCGACCTCAGCATTGAGCAGGTGTGCCGACTTATCAAGCGTGTAAGAGAAGAGAACCACATCATAGACCACGAAGCGACAGCAGCGAAGATACGCAAGTCGTTGCTCGTTATACACAACGACCGCAACTCGCGCTTCGACTCTTTCACATATCGAGGTAAATCCATTTCAGAGTTTTGCAGTTCGGAATGGGTGGAGGACGTGGCGAAGATTGTTGAAGGTGAGATTTATAATGAAGATGGCGCAAACAATGCTCGTGCTTATACTAACATTAAACTTGCGTATGATAATATCAAGACAGACTTTTACCAAAGGTTGAACGCATAAATACAACTTTTGCGTAAAATTATATACAGATTTCTACAACTTTCTAAGCAAATTATATATTATGATTAAAATTCTAATCGACAATGGGCATGGGGTGAACACCCCCGGCAAATGCAGCCCGGACAAAAGGTTGCGTGAATATGCGTATGCAAGAGAGATTGCAACGCGAGTTGTGAACGAGCTTCGCGGCAGGGGCTACAATGCAGAGCGTGTCGTGGAAGAGGAGCAGGACGTTGCACTGTCTGTACGCTGCAAGCGTGTGAACGACATCTGCAAGAAAGTAGGTACCAAGAACGTACTGCTTGTCTCGATCCACAACAATGCAGCAGGAGGCGACGGCAAATGGCATGAGGCGCGAGGCTTTTCTGCCCATGTAGGCATGAACGCATCCGCAAAGAGCAAGGTCTTGGCGCAGTATCTTTGGAACGAAGCAATACTTCAAGGACTGAAAGGCAACCGTTGTGTGCCCTATGCCAAGTACATCGCCCAGAACCTTGCTATCTGTAGAGACACGAACTGCCCTGCAGTGTTGACGGAGAACCTTTTCCAAGACAACAAAGAAGACGTTGACCTGCTGTTGAGCGAGGAAGGCAAGGAGAAGGTGACAGCCGTGCATGTGAACGCTATTGTTGAATTTATCAAAGACTATTATGGATAAGAAGATTTTAGGCTTTTTGTGGGCAATGTTAGGTGTGGTTATTGGCATTGTCTGTCTGGTTGGCATTGTGCATTGCGGAGGCTACAGCAAAGATCATGAACCTGCAGATGTGGTGCGTGACACTGTGATTGACACCATACCTTACTATAAGCCAGTACCCAAGGACAGTTTGGTGTTGACGTACAAGACCGTGACCCTTCCCAAGAGTGACAAGGCGCAGCCATCTATCCGTGCGGACACACAACCGGCAGAAAGCTGTACACAAAACGATGCGGCAGATGTGCGTGACAGTACGGAGGTTACTATCCCCATCATCCAAAAGATGTATAAAAGCAGTGACTATACGGCATGGGTGAGCGGATATGACGTGCAGCTTGACAGCATCTATGTATATCCCAAGCATGAGTATGTAACGCGCAAGATTAAGCAGCCTCCTAAGAAATGGCATATCGGTGTGACGGCAGGTTACGGCTTCGGCAAACAAGGTATGCAGCCATATATAGGCATCGGACTAACGTATTCACTAATCTCATTCTGACATGGAGACAATCACCGTACAGATATTCAAGGACGACGTGTATGAAGAGGTGGCAAAGGCTACCGACTATACAGGCGCGAAGCTGATAGACGGCGACGATGGAGCACGAGACCGCATCCTCGCCACGGACAGCGACCTTTCAGACCTCGGCAGGTTTTGGGAGGAGTCGGTGCTTGCCACCAATGAGAGGCTGAAAGAGATGATCGTGAGCGGAGCTACGAAGCAGATACTTGTAACGATAACTCCTATTCCACCCATACAACAACCTAAAGATGTGGAGGCACAGAGCATCGTTGTTCCGTCGCTTACGACGAGGACAGGCTACGAAGCCGTGCTGGAGGTGAGCAAGTCGTTTGACAAAGGGATGAAGGACAATGTACAGTCGGCCCTTCGCAACTTCTTCATTGCCTCAATAATCGCCCAGTGGTTCAAGCTGGCCAACAAGGGCGAAGCCGCTGACTACTTCAACCAAGCCGGAGAAATGATGGACGGTGCGGAACGTCTGCTATACAGCCGCAAGAGACCGACCCGTCCGAGTGACTAACAAATAATATTTTATTGACATGGAAGGACAAGAAAAGACATTAGGTGCCAAGAAGAGCGTGACGGCAACCATCAAAATTTCGTGGCTTCTCTTCGACATCATGAACGAGACCTTCTTGCGTGGCCGTACTATCCAGAACAAGGACAACCACAAGGAGGTGGCGAGCATGTTTGCCTCTGAGGACGAAGAAAACCGCGAGAAGATACTTCGCTCTATCAAGAAAGGCTTTGCCGAGGTGAAGACAGAATTGTCGGACTACCTCAACGAGGACGGCACAACCACAGACAACAGCCACTATGACGGCAGCACAGACCTGACGCTTAACCTCACAATGCCGAGCAACTTCAACGAGGCTGCAACCACCGGTGTAGGCGAGGCTATCCACGACTACCTGAAGAACTCTGCCATCGCCGAGTGGTACATGGTGACAAACAAGGCAGACGCTGAACAGTACATCGCCCTTGCACAGAGAAGTTTGCTAAGCATCCAACAGGCAGTGAGCAAGCGTAGCCGCCCGAAGCGTCCAACAGACTAAGGAGGAAGGCTTATGAGCTGCTGCATAGAGAATGAGGGAGCGAAGCTAAAGGTGACGCTTACCTTCGGGCGAGAACAGCTGCTCTATGACATCAAGAACAATGCCTATGTGGAGAGCCATGTAATGGCCCCGGAAACCGAGCACGCCAAGCACATGGTGGCTGACGTTGGCGAGGAGGGCAATGTGGACCGGGTGACAAGAGTGCTGGATTTGGGTATCTCCATGTGCCGGGAAATGCTTTACCCTTGGTCAAAGAAGGAAATCGTCAAGACAGAGTTTGACGACAAGCTAAAAGAGAGGGAGCAATATCATATAAACATGAGTGTGCCCAACACTATTTCGCAAACCACGCTGACCTATGTGGAAAGGCTGATACATGAATACCTTGTGTGCCGAGGCGTGGCCGACTGGCTAAGCATAACTAATCCGTCGAAGTCTGAGACGTGGCTTGCCAAGGCTGCTGAGGCAGAGCAAGAAATACGCACCTCCATCCATTCAAGAATGGAGAGGAAGCGTATCAGGCAACATTGGTTAGGATAATAAAGACAAGAGCCGAGGTGCATCACGCATCCCGGCTCTTTTGAATAAGATAGGCTGCACCTCGGCAATTGAAGCGAGCTTCATTGCGTTCGGTTTGCACTATCTTTCGTTACCTAAAACAATCTAACATTAATAAATAACTAAACCTAATAATATCTTCTTTATCTCGGCTTGTTGGTTTGTCGAGGTGTGAACTCGACAGACGCGCCGTAGATGTTTTCATCTGGTGAGAGTGTGGCTACACCGGCAATTCGGAAATACTTGTAAGGAGAGCCACGGAAGCCCTGTAGATAATGGTCTTTGCTTGACCATACAAGGTGCCAGTTCTGCAAGTCGCGCGAACCGTAGAGGGCCGTGGATACGTTTCCTTTGCGGAACAGTCCACGCTGTATGACACTGGCGACAGTCTTCAATACGTTTGCCGCTTCAAGTTTGAGAGGGCGTGTGACGTACAGGCATTTGACGGTATCTGTTACTGGTACCGAGAAATTGAGCACAGCATTTTTAGTGTCCATGGCCAGTGCATCCGGATATGAATTGAGGTGTGAGGCAATGTTGGAGAACATCATTCCCCACTGATTTGTCTTCAGCGAGAAGACATAGGCGTAGGTGATACCGGGCGCATAGACAATGACGCGCTGATGAACATAGTCGTATAGCATCCGGCACTGCTTCAAGAACTTGGTGAAGGACAGCGTAGGCAAGCACTTGTCTGTTGTAGGTTCATGTCCGAGCATGGTGTGCAGTTTGTCGAACCCGGGAAGCCGGAGCGCATCGAACGGATATTCGGAGTTGATGGCTTCGGATATGCACTGCGTCTGCGAGCCACTGATCAGCATTATGCCGCGGTCTGTTGGGAAGAGAACAGCGGAGTCGAGCTGTGTGATGCCGTCGGGGTTGATGCACACGTCGCGCGTGATGGGCTGCTTTGCAGAATAGGTGCCGGTGGACGAAACCTCTAACGCCCATACACCCTCAGAGGTGAAGGCATAGAGAGGGAACTGACCGAACTGTCCTTCAGAAAGAGCCTTTGCTGCAGAACAGATACCCTTAATCTCTCCCGTGCCCACGGTGTTGATACCAAGTACCGGGAAGTAGAAGGGGTTGTTGACTTCGGAGGTGTAGATTTTGTTGGGTATGTCTATTTTGCCCTCGTAATCCGTTATTGTCGGTACATTGTTGACATTGTAATTATTCCAGCGAATACTCTCATAGTCAATCATGGCATACGCCCCATTCAGAAAATCATGTGGACGCAGGTCTATAATCATGGAACCACCGCCAAAGCCAGCTGTAGATGTATCGTATCCAAATCTGCTGTTTATCACCATTTTCACAGCATTGGGGTTCGGGTAGAACAAATAACAAGCACATGACGTTTTTGTCTTTTCTGTGTAAAGAACTTCATTCGTGTTGGGGTCTTTATGCTCTCGTACTTTTGACATCCAACACGCATAATTTCCTTCTGTCCGTACCATATATGTTTTGCCACCTTCTTTTATATAGACACTTATATTCAGAGTATCGTCAAACCAAGAAAGACCGTAAGAAAGTGTTTTGCCGTCTTGCTTATACGTATCCAATGTTTTGTCACAATAGGCGAACATTCCGTAAGGTGTGAACCCGGCATAAGGCTCACGTTTTATGCCCGAAAGATTGAGCCTTGAATTATATACTTGCGAGAAAGATGCCACAAGACGGTCGTGTGTCAGATAATCATCTGTCATTGCCTCACGAGTAACTAAAGACTGGAGGTATTCATTTTCAATAGGAATTTCTGTGCGTGCCGTAGCCTTAGCATCATCCAATGTAATAGAGTGCAACTTGTAGAAAGAAGAACAATCCTTCAAATTTTCATAGTTCTTGTTGTCCGTAAACTCTGGCAGATGAAAAGACTCCGCAGGATTACTCCTGTCTGGTGAAAAATATAGTTTGTATATTTCTTTGTAGTCCCATTCGAGGTAATGGTCTAAGAATGTGTTGTCACCGCTAATTGGGGCAAGAACTTTATCTTCAGACACAGAAGAAGCAAAAGTTGCAGTACTGCCAAGTGTATAGCCGTCATGGTATAATCTCCCGATAAACTTGCTACTCAAATTATCGGTATCAGCCAAGTAGGAAATCTTTCCGTCTTGGTCATAGGTGTAAATCGGTTTAGAAATAAAGACATCAATGGAGGTTATAATATCTTTCCATTTGTCCAAATCATAATAATCATCAACTCGCAATACTTTGTAATCCAAGGAACAAGCCATCATCATTATATCACAATTGGCATTAGTAAATCCACCATCGCCATAAGCATTTGTCCACAGAACGATAGGTGCAGGCGTTGTAGCTGGGTTCATGAGAACAGGCGCAGAATGACAAACCAAAGAGCCATCGAACAAGCGCAGCGCATAACGAACAAAGAAAGGGAAACAGAAGCGTCCATTATCAATAGTCTGTTCGCGAATGAACTTGTTGAGCTTGGCCATCACTTGCTCAGTTATTCTTGTCTTGTTGTTATCGGAGAATTCGTTGCGTAAATTTCCCTTGGAGATCTTGTCAAAAGAAATAGTGAAAGTAGATTTACTGCTGTCAGAAAGACTAAACAAACGAGGATGACCAATAAGGCCGAATGAAACCTGTATGTCTGGTAGGTGATTTCCAAGACTTGTGTATTTGTCGCTCTCCCATAGCAAGTACAATATCTGCTCGTTACTGAAAGCGAGTAATGTATTACCTACGGCATTGCAATGAGTAAGGCCATAGAATGAACATATACGAGTCGTTGTATTTCCGTCTTTGTTTCGCCAAGATAACTCATTTTTTCCTGTATTGTATATGATGTAATGCGTGAACGAGGAAGTCTTGTGTATAAACTTGACGACCTCACCATCTTGAAGCTGCATAACATCTGATGGCGCGAGGATTGGCTTCAAGGCACCGTCTTCTGGCAGCAGGTTGATGGACACAGCAAGAGAACCGTCGGAACATTCATAGTCGGACGGCACAGCGGAGAAGCCACTATATTTTATTTCTTGGTTCATAACGGATGCTTAAATATTATTGGTAAAACTGTTTCGCCGTCGCGTTTCTCTGCTTGGCCTATCATGAATGAGGCACGCTGCTCTTTTATGCCGCAGTTGTCGAGCATGAGTCGTGTGAGGAGGACGGAAGATGCACAGTAGTTCTTGGAACCTTTCTTTGTTGGGTGACACTGTGCGACGTGCCGCCCTATCGCATTTTGGTGCCGGACTGCAAGCAGGTAGCACTCGCCAAGGTGGAAGGCTACGTTAATGCTGTCGCCCGGCTGGAGTGAGAGTAACCGCACGACTCTTGCCGTAATGGAAATGCGGCCATTACGGGAGAATGTTATGTCGGGGCGGCGTGTTCGTTCCAAGAGTTTAATCATAATGCAAAGATATAGGGTTGTTGATGAAAGATGGTTTTAAGTTTAGAGGGACGTTCAACCCATCATGTGATGATGAGTTGAACGTAGAAGTGAAACTCCCGGCACAACCTTGGTATTTGTGGGTAGTGCTTTGGATCCTCATTGTAGGGGAGGTATATGCACGCTCCTTGGTGTTGCAGTGAATACCTCTCCTACGTAGCTTGTAGAGCATGTTAGCCCTGCGTTTGGGATGGCGCATCTTTCAAGAATTTAAGGCGCGTAGCAAGATTGCCAAGATAATTTTTCATGTTCATACGCTGGAGAGCCATGAGCCAAATCTGGTTTTTTCGCATACCTTCTCTGCCTTGCCACTTTCAAGAAAGTTGTCGAGCTTGTTGTAACGCTCCTTCAATTCGTCGTGCTCTATCTGCAAGCGGTCGATGAAGCTGTCGGCACACTTGTAGGCTTGCTCAAAGACAGACTTAGGAGACCAAGAGTCGTAGGTACTGCCGTCTGGGTTGGTGTACTGCACGTGATAACCTTCACGCCATTCGTGGTTGTCCTCGTTCTTGCGAGCGTAACCTTTCTCTACTGCGGCCAATTCGTTCATAGGTTCGGCCTTAACCTGTTTTGTTCCGATGTAAGTTTTCATTGTTTTATTGTTTTATGTTTACCATGACGTTTCAAACACACTCCACATTTGATGAAAGTGTTTTTGTTGATCATCTTCTTGCCTTTCTTTTGCGTTTAGGGTTACGGATTGGGTACAGCCTGCCGAATTCATCGTGCCACGCATCGTAGCCGTATCCGTGTTCGACGCACCCTCCGGGATAGGAGCGTGAGTAGATGAGGACACGTCCCCACTTGTCCATGATGTAGCAGGTGCTGTAGTTCTTGCCTCTTATTGACAGGCTCCAGTGTTCGCGAATGCGAAGGTAGAGGTACATGGCCTTGTTGGTAAGGCGTTGAGGCATTACCTTGTAGTTGTCGATTTTTCGTGCAATTCTTCTTTTCATACGAATTTGTTTCTTGAAAGTTTTTCTTTGTAATAGAATGGCTTAACCTTGCCGTCCGCTACGCCATTCCAATAGTAGCGGAGAGCCTTTTTAATTTGCGGTTGGCGGTATGTTGCACACCACTGGAGAGCACGGTCGAACCATGTGCTGCTCATGCGGTCGATTGGGGTGTACTTTACCATGCGGACTATTTTTCGGGCTTGTCGTGAGCGCATTTTTCTTCACGTTTATGTAGCAACTTCTCCATGAAGTTTACTTATTCTTTATACCAATTGATAGTCTCTTTCATTGCAAGGACCTCCCATTTATCTGAGTACTTGTAATAGTTTCCATTTCTCAATTTGTCATTATAGAACTTTTTAGTTCCATCTAAATCGGAATTTAGGAAGAGTGAGTAATTGTTGTTATGAGGATGAATGCACAAGAATTCAAGTATTTCACTCGTTACTCCAATAGAAATTATTTTATCTCCCGGTTTCAGTTGGGTTATGTCTGTAACTTTTTCTAATTTATCTTTCATACTTCGTCACCTCCCTCGTTATTGGTTTGGTTTATCTGGAAGCAAACACCAGTATTTCCACTTGTATTCAGCTTTGTTTGGTACTGGCAATCCCATTTCGTTATACATAGGTGACGGATTGTCTATGTTGGCAATTCGCTTACAAGCATTGCGTAACAAGGCTTGGAATTTATCTGTAGCTTCTTTTGTCTTGCGGAATGTTAAACGAGTGGAACCACGTTCGCTAAGAAGTACTATCTCTTTGTTGAATGGTGGCAATTCGTCTGAAAGTTTAATCCATTTCATACTGCTTGTTATTTGAACTTGATTATGATTACGTCTTGATCTATGGGTGCTCCCATTCTATTGTCTCCTCTGTTTATGTCAATATCGGTTATCTGGAACTCCATGGTTGGAGCGTTCTTTTTATAGCCGAGACGAAATTGGACATGCGTGAAATCTTTTGGTGTCAATCCAACGTCGCCAAAGACGAACTTTGCTATCATTGGACTTTGGACATCGAACAGCCGCTTTAACCAATACTCCTTGATTTCGCGGTATTCTTCTTGCTTGACACCAAGCAGGATTAGGTCGTACCATATTTTTTTGAGGGTTAGCTTCAATACTTTTTTCTTCATATCTTTATTATTTGTAACTTTATGTCTATTTGGGAAGAGAGAGAGATTAAACGTTTGGTTACTGTACTATATACATTGTCGATGAATACTTTTTACCAGCGTACAAAATTCGCAGATGTTTGAATGACTTTTCTTATGTTGGCGAACTCTTTAGTCCATCTTCTGATTTCAAAATCGTAAATTTCCATAATTTATCTTCTACTTTTTCCGGTTAAAGGAATTACATTGTATGTTTTGAAGCGATCCACAAGTCGGCCGTAGCCGTCATTGCGCTTGAACCGCTTTTCAAGCTCCTTGTTGTCAAGGTTTGTAGTCAGGTGGGCGAACTTGCCGAACTGCGTCCAAATCTCGTTGCGAGCGTGAAGGAACTCATCAGTGAGCAACCCGGTGTCCATGCCGAAGAACGTGCGGTCCTGTATGCCGATGTCGTTGAGGCACACATTTTCGGGTTTGCACTGGAAGCCCTTGCTTTCTTCCTCAAAGTAAGTGAAGCGGTCGAGGTTGTTGTGGATGGTGTAGTAGTTGACCATCTGTGTGACCGACACGTTGTGAAAGAAGCGAGGGTTCTTAGTGCGCCGTAGATATTCGCTGAATATCTGCATGAGGAGCGTTTTGCCAACACCTACGCCGCCCTGTATAAGAAGGTTCTTGTGTAGCTTGTAGCCACGTTCGGGGAACACTTCTTCAGCCAGAGGGCAGTTGTTGAAGTAGAGCAAGAGGAAGCGCAGCACCTGCTTGTTGTCGTCGTCAACGATGAACTTGCGGCGTTGAGGAGCCAGCACAACAGAGTTGGCGATATAGACAAGGAAGCTGGAGTGTGCACTATATACGTTAGGATCGGCAAGGTTGTACGCCTGTGCTCTCGCCTTTTCGCTCTCTCGCCGTAGGTTGAGTGCGCATTGGTGCAGGTTGAGCCACGGCGCATCCTTCTCGCGTTCGTTCTTGCGAAGAACGGAAAGGACGGCAGCGTCCCAGTCTTTGTTGCCGGTAGGCTGACGGCCATACTTGGCAAGTTCTTCGATTAGACATTGTGGATATTGAGCCATAGTTTCAGACATTAAAGGTTAGACATCTTGCCCACCGAAACCGCCATTGAACTCGTATGACGGAGGTGGCAGCTCTTGTGCGTCTTCCGGCTCGGCATGTGAGGTGTACGCCTTGCGCATCCACGAACAGAAGTGACGTTTGGCATCATTGATATTGTCGTGAGGTTTGCCCTCGTACTCGCAACGGCAGTGGTTGAGGAAGGAGTCGAGGCGTTTGCCAAGCTCGTCCTCGCGTATATGGAACTGCATACATACCGGTTCGTTCCAAGAACGATCGGCACGCATTTCTTCAATCTCCTGCTCCAGCGTGAGTGTGTAGCCGGGCGTGACGTTGGGCTTGTCAGAAATGGCAGACGAGACAGCTCTATCCTTAGCAGGGCGACCGCCAAGTTTGCCGAACTTCTTGCCTTTCTTGCCGCCCTCAGAGCGTGCGTTGTTGGCATCCACCACTGGCTTGATAAGGATGAAGACACCCTTGGCAATGTCGGATAGTCCTTTAGGCTCCTTTCCGTTAAGGGCATACTCCACGATGGCCGGGTAAATCTCGGCCTGTACCTCGGAGGGCATACACTTGATAGCCTCAAGGAAACTGCGATAGAATATAAAACTGTCTCGTGCCATATAAATCAAACCTCTTTAATGCGGATGCCATGCACGTGCAGCATGAGTTTCCGCTTGATGATATACTCCTTTGTTCTGACTCCCTTTGTGTCTTCCACGACGGTCTGCCCGGTAGCCTTGTCGGTATAAACGAAATCGGCTACATAAGAACATGGACGTTCGAGAAGGACACGTGTAGGACGATTTTTGAAATCTTTGCCACACTCGCCGTATTGTGCAGGTATCAACAGGTATGATACCTGCTCCCGAAGGTCGGAGATAAGTCCGGCACGCTGCATCATGCGTAGTTCGCCAGCTCGGTAGTGCTCCTTCTTGGATGCGTGGGAGCCTACGCGCTTGTTGCCGTACTTATTCCGGCCTTGGAAGGCATGATTATAGAACTTATCCATTAGCTGTGTTAGGCTTGTAACGGAAGATGTCCATAATCTTAGTCTCGTCGAGCGTAGCAATCTCGAAGTCAACCATTGACCCCTTCAAGCGGTCAATGACAACAGCGTGTGCGTTGTTGATGTCGGTGGCACGGACGATGAAGTGAGTAGCGGTCTTCTTCTCTCGGCCTTTGTCGTCGAGCGTGATGTAGAGAAGCTTTGCGCGGAACCACTTGTCGCCCTTGTCGTTCTCGGCAATCTCGGAGTAGTTGGTGCGCTTGATTGTTACAACATCGAAGTCGCCCGAAAAGAACGGCTCCATTTCTTTGGTGATACGTCCTTCAGCCTCGGTGAAAGAGAGTGCATCGACAAGGTACAACTCCGTTACTTTCTTGGTAATGCCGTTCGCCATAGTCCGCTCATAACGGACACCACATTCGTATAGCATCATAATGCAGCCTCCTTTCCTTCGTTGATTGCCTTTACCAGTTCCTTGCTTGCACGGAGCTTGACAGACGTGTGGGCCGGGATAACCAGAGGCTTGCCGGACTTGAAGTTGCGTGCTGTGCGCTCGGCTACCTCAACCGGGGTGAAGGTGCCGAAGCCACGGATAACAACCACTTCACCCTTGGCGAGTGCTTCCTTGATAACTCTGAATGTGCCGTCGATGGCTTTCACTGTTGTTGAGAGGTGCAGTTTCTCTGATACTGATACCTCACGTGCCAATTCATTCTTTGTCATGATAGATAAAATTGAGTTTATAATGTTTTTGCTATATTGTTTTCGCCTGTCATAGGTATGCGCAGGTCGAGAACGTCTTTGTCTGTTGCGAGTCGCCACCGGCACTCTGTCAATTCATTCTTCTGTTCGTCGATGAATTTTTCGCTTACCTCCACCTTCAGCGCATGGATGAATGGGAAGATCTTGATGATGGCGTAACGCCCGGTTAGATTTTGGCTTATAACCTGTCTCATTTTATTTTCTTTTTTAATTTTTGGGTGAGTTGTCTAATACACCATGCACGGCATGAATTGCGCAGACCGTGCTGTTTATCGTAGAGAGCGGCCGCATCATCGAGATACTTGATAATGCGCTGCAGGTCGGTCTTACATAGGTCAGCCATCGTCGTCCGGATTGAGGAAGAGTGACGTAAGCTGGTCGAAGTACATTTCATCCTGTGGAATGTCGTCGTCGGTAGCCATTATCTGGTTGGCGATGGACTTCTTCTTGTGGATGATGGCATAGAGGGTGCGGTCGATGGTTCCACGGCCAAGGAGATAGTAGCACGTCACGTTGTCCTTTTGTCCGATACGGTGTGCGCGGTCTTCGCATTGACAGCAGTCGGCATAAGTCCATGGGAACTCAACGAAAGCCACGTTAGACGAGGCCGTGAGTGTGAGACCCACGCCAGCTGCTTTTATGGAGCAGACAATTAGCTGTGCTTTCCCGGACTGAAACGCATCGACGGCTGCTTGCTTCATCATCATGGAGTCGCGCCCGGTGACGCTGACCGCGTTGGGAAACGCTTTTTTTATCTCATCAACAATCTCATGCAGAGAGCAGAAGAGAATGAGCGGCTTGCCGTTGGCGAGGAAGGTGCGCGTGAAGTCGATGGCTTGCTTTACCTTTCCTTTTGCAGAGAGCGAGCGCAGCGTCATGAACTTGACAAGAGCCTCCATGCGCATCTTGCGTCGTATGTCGATGTCGTCACACTCGGTATATGTGCGCAGGTATTCTGCAAGGTCGGCTTCTGCAAGCATATACTCGTCGCGGTTGCTGATGTCAACGATGAGGTCGGTGCGCGTCTTGTCTGGTAGTTGGGTGAGCACTTTAGCCTTTTCGCGACGGATCATGCAGCGTGCATAGAGTTCTGCAGAGAGCCGATCGAGGTTGCGCGGTGCGTCGTCCTCATCATTTCCTCTTCTCTCTTTGGAGATTTCGCCACCGCCGTACTCGGCAAGGAACTTAGAGCGTCCACCGAACTCAGGCAAACGTCCCATGATGGAAAGCTGTGCTATGAGGTCGGCAGGACGGTTGACAACCGGTGTTCCTGACAGCAAAATGCGATACTCCTTGCCTTCAGCAATGCCACGTGCAAAAATGGTTTGCTGGGCTGATGGGTCTTTAACGCGGTGACTCTCGTCTATGATGATGGACTTGAAGATATTGATGTCCGGTGTGAAGACCACATCTTTCAGCCGGAACCCACCACGTGAGCCTCCCTTGATGTCCCACACGAAGTATTTACGCAGAGACTCGTAGTTGACGACCGCCACCTGCTGCATACCCATTCGGAGAAGATAAGGCCATGTGGTAAGCACGGAATTGTCGAGCACAAGGGCTTTCTTGTTGGTGAATTTCTCGAACTCGCGTTGCCAGTTGATTTTGAGCGAGGACGGACAGACCACAAGGCAAGGGTAAGCATTGGCACAGTCAACGACACCGATACTTTGCAGCGTCTTTCCCAAGCCCGGCTCATCGCCGATTAGAAATCGGTGCCAGCGCAGCCCGGCAAGTATGCCCTCCTTCTGATAGTCGTAAGGCTCGACGCGAAGGTTATGTTTCAGAGTTTCAGCCATACGCATTGATTGTGTGTTTTGATATCGTTATGTCGTAGCCATGTATGTATGCTTGCTTGCGCAAGTCGGCGCATGAGAGCATGCAATGGCGAGCTTCCTTTGAGCGAGCGGCCATGCCTGAAGAAGAACGTACCCCCCCCCAACCATGCCACCGCATGTATATCCGTAAGAGCCAGAGAACACAGCGAACGGACACATGCGTCTGAGGCGTTTGAGCAGCTGGATTTGTGCTGTCTGTGATAATTTCTTTTCCATACTTTGTCTGTTACATGAGGTTGAAAGCCCAATATTGGAAGGCAAGTTCTTCGTACTTCTCGCGTCCGCGATTGTAGATGTCGTCGCCACGGTTGATGAACTTCTTGAAAATGTTGCAGTTCTTTTTGCTGATTGCGTAGATGAAGTCGCGGTCGGAATGGGCGATGTCCATGTACCATGCCCTGCTACGGTCCCAATCGAAGAAATCTACAGCGTTGTCGAACTCCGCTTGCGTTGAGGCGAATGTCGTTTTCAGATCACCGCCGAAGTTGGCCATTGGCAACCACCAGTCCCATTTGCAACGTGTGTCCAGATGGAAGGTAAATCCCCCATTGCAGAACTCCTGCTGCTTGTTGACCATGAAGCGTTGTGTATCGGCTTGTTCGAGCACCTTAGCGAGAAATGGGTCTCGTCGTGCTTCGGCACGCAGTGCACGCTGCATTTCGCGAGCGTGGAGGAACTCCTCCTCAGAACATTGTTCGCCGTCGATGGTCATGTGCAGGAAGTCAACACGCGAGGGTTCGGTGATGATGGCATCGACGATAGACCCGAAGCGGAAAGCAGCCTCCTTGTCGCCGAACTGCATGTGAGGGTGCAGCAGGTTCTTCAGTTCGGTGAGGTCAGAATTACTGACCTCACTTCTCTGATAGTATTCGTCCGGGTTGTTAATCTTCGTCATAATCGTCGTAATCAGGTTCGTATTCAACTTCGCCCTCACCATCGCACACCTCGCAGGTCTCCTTTTCGCCCTTGATTAAGTGCATTCGTTTTGCAATAGCCTCTTCTTCCGTTTCGGGAAGCATATTCCATGTTTCTTCGGAACATTCTGTTTCGTAGTCTGCCTCAAAGTCGTAGGCGTACCAATGATAGCCCTTGCCGCCACATGCAGCACATTCGACCATCGTAGGCTCTCGTTCATTCCAAGGTGCGCGTGGGTCGAACTCCGCACCGGCAGGATAATAACCACTTTCGTACATAACTGATTATTTAGCTTTTACTTCCTCATCATAGGAAACTGATGTTGAACTGATGAACTCGGGGTGGTCCTTGTCGTTAGCCACCTTCTCGCAGAACGTGATCTGCTTTTTGAATATCTTGGCGAGGTCTTCGATCGACATAAACTGTCCCTCCTTGGACCACCACATAGATACGGCAGCAAGAACGCCCTGTGCGTCGTGGAAGTGAATACGCTTCTTGACTGAGGTCTTAGGTTGGTAGCCAGCCGGGGAAACAACCGCTTGCTGACCGAATAGGTTGCCAATCTCGTAAGCCTCGGCTTGCATCTTCTTCTTGGCTGCTTCCTCTTCCTCCTTGCGCTTGCGCTCAGCCTCGATACGTGCGGCTTCGGCTTGCTCACGTGCTTTCAGTTCAGCAGCCATGCGTGCCTTCTCTTCCTCGTTGGCTTTCTGCATACGTTCCAGTTCTGCTTTCTTTGATGGCAGCATGTCGATGATGGAGTCACGATATTCGGCCACCTCGAACTGAAACTGCTCACGGAACTGTTGCATGAGCTTGGAAAGGATGGAAGAACGAATGCCCGGCAGCTGGTCTCTCATGTCTGCAATCTCAGTCGGGATAAGGACTGTAGAGTTCAGCTTGTTTCCATAGTCAGCCGGAAGCGTGACGGGATATTCACGGACGGTCTTGCACTGTGCTTCGTAGTTTTCGATGGTCAGACCGCTGTTGAGCTTTGTCAGCTCGTTTGTGGCATTGGTCGTATATACATTGAACTGACGCTTGAAGTCGTCCTCCACGTCCTGCTTGTAGCGGCTGAGAGCCTGTTCGCGCTGCTGACGGATAATCTCTTCACGGCGGCGGCGTTCTTCCTCTTCACGCTTTCGTGCTGCATAGGCGTTGCGCTCCTGCTGGATTTGATAAGGGATAGAACCGGTCTTGTTAGGATCGACAGAATTCTCCATTCCGGTGAACTCGGAACGTATCTGGTCGAATATCTTGGTGATGGCAGAACGGTTGGTGTTCATCTTCTTCACCGTATTGCGAGCCTTGTTGATGTAGTTGGCGCACTGCATATCCAGTTCATCGTTCATGCCGTTGGCCTTGATTTGTGCAAGGAGTTTCTGGCCATACTCGCTGCAACGCTTGGACGAGGTTGTGTTGTCCTTGTAAATCTGTGGCGCGGATTGCGCTATCATCTGTACGTTTTCCTTGCGTACGATGGTGAGGTCTGTTGTCTGTTCGCTCATTGTTGTAAGTATTATAGGGTTAGAATGTGTCGTCGTCGTTGGCGGCAGGATCAACGGTTACTCCTGCAGACGTGTCGGTCTGAGGTGCGAAGTCCTGCTTCTCTTGGATAATCTCGCCAGTGGTGGTGTCAACCTTCTCACCATCACCGGTAACGCCGTAGATGTCGTCAGTGATTTCTGTCTCATCAACCTGCTGTGACTCCAACTGCGTAGCACGACCGACACGTGCCTTCGGATAGGTCTTGAAGGCGTGCTTGATGCACTTGGCAACGAGGAAGCCGGGGTCAATCTGTCCGCCTTGTGCTTCGTAGAGCGCATTGGGTTTACCGTTTTCCCACTGCTTGGTCTGATAGTTCCACTTGCCGTTCTGACGAGCGGAGTAGCTGGAGAGTCGTATCCAGTCTTCTGGCAACATGACTGCATAGTCGATAGAACCATCGGCGCGAGTGATCTTCATGAAGCAAGCAACGATACGGCCGGTGGTGTGGGGAAGACGGCATGTGTAGTTGACGAATTTTTGTCCGTCGCGTTCGCCATACTCGAAGCTGTCCTCTTCGTACACGATAACCGGGTTGTCGGCGTGACGTATCTGGCCGCAGCGTGTACGAAGCACCAGCTCGCCATATCCGGACACGGTGAGCATGCAGTGTGTCTCGTACTTGTTTTTCTTCTGTCCGTTGTCATAGTAGCTGTCAACGGCGACGGAGCGAGCGAGGAGGTAGGCTTGCGCCTTGGTGCCGGGGTCGAGGGTGAGTCCAGAGATTGCCACGTCGAGGAAAGCTGTGAAGAGCGAGAACTTTGTACACGTCTTGCGCACGTCCTCTTTCTCTGAAAGCAGACGGTTGAAGTTGCGTGACTCGCGCTCGTAGGCTGCTTCGCCTGATGTTCCGGTGGATGGTGTCCACATTGCCTCATAAATTTGGATGAACTTGTCGCGTACATTGTCATTGCGAACAATCCCAGTAGGTTCCATTGCGTTGATTTGATCAACTGTAAGTTCTATCTTACTCATAGTGTTAAAAATTAAAAGATGAATATTATTTGTTTGTCTGTGAGCCGCAGGTGGGAGTCGAACCGCACTAATGCACTCCGTGAGCATATTTGAGCCTTGTACTTCGGCTGTAACATGCCTTCTGTGGTTCCCGTTGCGCCGGGTGCCCTTTCCGATTAAGCATTCTATCTGCGGCAGTTGAGGCTACTTTTCAAGGTAGTCTTGTTGTATCCTCTGCAACAGCCGCAGGTCGGCTGTACGGTATTCGACTTTGCCCGGACGCTTGTAGGCAAGGACTTTGCCCTGCTTGCGCCACCGCTCCACATTGCCACGACCGAACATCTGAAACGCTTTGTTCTGGCTGATGAACTCTGGATCGTTGGCATCCTGTTTAATCATGTGGACCACCTTTGCGGCCACATCATTGAGGAAGGTGGAGTAGCGTACGCACTTGTCGGGGAAGTTGAGGAAGTCCATTATAGTTCGCCCTCCTGTCGGCTCATTGGGTTTGGGGTCTCGTCGGCTTCATCGCACAGCTTGTCGAAGAACTGAAGCAACCAGTCATGCTTGCGCCACTTGTTGAAAAGAAAGATGGTGAGAGCAAGCAGCAGGAAACCGAGGGCCTTGTCGAGGATAAGGTGGAAGAGGTACGCGAAGAAACTGTTGTCTTGCTCCTCTCCGAAAAGGAAGAGTGTTCCTGCGCATCCGATGATAAGTAGGATGCAAACGCGGATGATAGAATATGCTTTATTCATTTTTTGTTGTTATTAGTGGTTGCACATGGTGGTGTCTTTGCGTACTCAACGTAACGGTTGAGGAACATGCAGAAACAGCCGTTGAGAGCATTGAAGGACTGTTTGCAGGAGGTGCAGAACTTATTAGACATTAGTTGTAGAGGTTTATGCCCAACTTGTTGAACGCCTCTTCTTCTGCAACGGATCCGCGCCAAGCGTCGAGATAATCGTTGATGGCTTTCTCGTTGTTGGCATCGGCCTTTTCGTTGTAGCCGAAGTCCTTGCAGAAGGCTGACCAGCTGATGCGGTCGAGTTCTTCGTTAGACAATTGGGTTGAGGTGTTGCAGCTGATGAAGCTTGCAACAAGGAGTGCTGAGGTGATGATTAACTTTTTCATTGTTCTTTACTTTATTCGGGTTATTACTTGTTCTCCTGTCTTCGTTGTTGTGCTGAACACATAGCCTTTCTCTTTGAGTTCACAGCAGGTCTTTATGACGGTCTTGTTACTGTATCCTTCGGGAGCAAGGCGAGTTTCACCAACCGACATCTGCATCAAAGCATCGGAAAGTGAAGCGGTTTTAAGTCGTTTTATTTCCAT